TGATAATTTGTCACAACCTTCTGGTTCATCAAATATCTATTTGGCAAATTATTATGTTATGAACGCTGATTATAGAGTTTATATTTGTTTATTTAATAATGCAACTCCTGAAAATAATTATAGAGGAGGTCCTTCTCTTGATGAACCAACCTTTACAGATCTTGAACCAAGAGCAGCTGGTACAAGTGGAGATGGATACCTTTGGAAATATCTTTATACTATCAAACCAAGTCAAGCAATAAAATTTGACTCAACAGAATACATTCCTGTCCCAAGTAATTGGTCAACAAGTGCTGATGATACTGCAGTTAGACAGAATGCTACTAATAGTGGACAATTAAAAGTAATTACTATTAGGAATAGAGGAGTTGGATTAGGTACAGCACAAACTTATTCTGATGTTCCCATCAAAGGAGATGGAAGTGGTGCAAAAGCAACTGTAGTTGTAAATACTGATTCTAAGATTGAATCAGTATCTGTTTCAAATGGAGGTTCAAATTATACATTTGGTACTCTTGATTTAGTTGCTGGAGGTCTGCCAGTTGGAACTACTCAACCAGTCTTTAATGTTATTATTCCTCCTCCTGGAGGTCATGGAAAAGACATTTACAGAGAACTTGGAGCTACTAATGTTTTAATGTATTCAAGATTTGAAAATGATTCTGAAAATCCTGATTTTGTAACTGGAAATCAATTTGCAAGAATAGGATTGATAGAAAATCCTTTAAAATATGAAACAGAATCTATTTTCACTGATGATAAAGGAAGTGCAGTTTATGCTTTAAAATTAAGTGGTATTGGTTATAGTTCAGCAACTTTTACAACTGACAGTTTTATTACTCAAACAGTTGGTTTAGGATCCACTGCTGTTGGAAGAGTAGTTTCATACAATCAAACTACAGGTGTTCTTAAGTATTGGCAAGATAGATCTAATTCTGGGTTTAACACTGATGGTAGTGCTGACACAACTCCTGATTATGGACTTGAGACTTTAAGATTTACTGCTGAGATTGATGCTACAAATGGAAATTATAACATAATTCCCACAAGTGGCAATACATTAGCAATTCAAACTTCATATTCTGGTGTAACAACCACAATAAATAATAGAGATTTCAACTTGGGTCAAACTTTTGTAAAGGGTATTTCTAATCCAGAACTTGAAAAATACTCTGGTAATATTATTCATGTTGATAATAGACCATCAATTACAAGGTCTGCATCACAAAAAGAAGACGTAAAAATTATCTTGCAGTTCTAAAAAATCATGCCACAGGAAACTAACCTTAATGTTGCACCTTATTTTGACGATTTTGACCCCATAAGTAATTATTATAAAGTATTGTTTAAACCTGGATATCCAATCCAGGCTAGGGAACTTAACAATCTTCAATCAATCCTTCAGGATCAAGTTGAAAATATAGGAGACCACTTTTTTAAAGAAGGTGCTAAGGTTATTCCTGGTAATACGAGTTATTACCAAAATTTTTATTGCATTCAAATAAATCCATCATATGCTGGTATTCCTGTAAGTGAATATCTAGATCAGCTAGTTGGCAAAAAAATTACTGGTAGACAATCTAATGTGTCTGCTACAATTGTAACATATATTTCTGATGCTCAATCTATAAATGGCAAATTTACTTTATATTTAAATTATATTAACAGTGGTGTTGATGAAAACACATCATTTTTTGTTGATGGTGAAGTTTTAAATACTGAAGAAAATATTTTATTTGCTGATACATTTATATCATCTGGTGAAGGAGTTTGTCAATGTATTGCTGAAAATGCAAATAGAATTGGTTCGTCTTTTGCTGTCAGTCAAGGAATTTATTATTTAAGAGGGACTTTTGTTGATGTTTCAGATCAACTTTTAATACTTGATCAATATGAAAATACTCCATCATATAGAATTGGTTTTTATGTAAGGGAAGAATTAATTTCAGCGTCTAGTGATAGTTCTTTGAATGATAACGCTCAAGGTTTTACTAATTTTACTGCTCCAGGTGCTGATAGATTAAAAATAACTGCAACACTTCAGAAAAAGGATCCTGATGACACTGATGATCAAAATTTTGTACAAATTGCTGAAGTAGTTAATGGAAGATTAAGGACTTTAAATAAGCAATCTGCATATAATAATTCAATTAGAGATGAATTAGCAAGAAGAACTTTTGATGAATCTGGACATTATTATGTTAAAGAATTTGTTACAACAGTAAAAGAAAGTCTAATAAATGCTAGCAATAAAGGTATATATTCTGCTACTCAAACAACTGATAGTGGAAATACACCAAGCACTGATTTGGGTGTTTACAAAATTGCGCCTGGAAAAGCATATGTAAAGGGTTTTGAAATTAATCAAAGATCTCCAGTATTTTTAGATTTTGAAAAACCAAGAACAACAAAGACTTTAGAAAATCAGGCAGTCAATTTTGGATTTGGTCCATCATTCACACTTAATAGAGTAAGTGGAACTCCTAATATTGGATTTAACACTGATTATACTTTAAGTTTCAGAAATGAGAGAGTAGGGGTCACTTCATCCCCTTTAGCTGTTAATGCAGCAGGAAAAGAAATTGGAGTTGCAAGAGTTTATGATTTTGCACTTGAGTCTGGAGCATATAATTTAACAGATCTCAATCAAAATCAGTGGGATTTGTCTGTATATGATGTTCAAACTTACATTGATTTAACTCTCAATGAGAATGCTACTTTAACTGTACCAACATTTATTGAGGGAAAATCAAGTGGTGCAACTGCCTTTATTAGATATCCTGTAACTTCTGGAACAGCAGTAACTGCTTATAATGTTCAAGGAGATTTTCATATTGGTGAAAGGATAATTTTTGATGGAGATAATAATAATGGAAGAACTGCTATTGCTTTAACATCATATGGAATTTCTGATTTTAAATCAGTTTTTGGTATTACAGGAACTGCAAATACTTTTACAGCAGACATAATTCCATCAGTTAATAGAGTTATTGGTATTGCATCAATTACACCAGTAGCTCCAGTTCAGGGAATTTCTACTGTTACCTCTCCTGGATTAAAGTTTCCAGGTATTACAACTGTTGGCGACCTTGTAAGTTTCAGTATTCCTGGAAATGTAGATAAAAATTTTGCAGAGGTAGTATCAGTTGGTATAAATGATATTGGTATTGGAACTGTTACTACAGTTTCAGGTATTTGTAGTGGACTTTTAAATCAAGAATTAGCATCAGTTACTGATTTTACTATTCTTGAAACAAGACTTCAAAAACAAGTTAATTCTGGAAATATTTTTAGTTCAAATGATTCTCTCTACAGTGTTTTTCCTAAATTAAATATTGAGTCTGTAGATCTTGAAAATGCAAACTTAAGTATTAGGAGATCATTTAGTGTAACAATTGATGCTAATGGAGATACATCAACAATCGCTGCTGGTACAAGAGAAGTATTTTTAAATTTTGAAGATGAAAGATATTCAATTACAAGATCAGATGGTAGAATTGAGCCATTATCTTCAAGCAAGTTTGTTCTTTCCAGTGGAAATCAAAATGCAAGATTTATTGGACTAAGTGCAGAAGCAGATGCTAACGCAACACTTGTTGCTACTTTAAGAAAAACTGGACTCAATGCCAAAGTTAAAGTCAAGTCTTCAAATTCTACATTAATTGATAAATCATCCACTCAGGGTTCAGGTACAAATAGTGGATTTTCAACAACTTTTAATGATGGTCTAACATTTGGCAATTATCCTTTTGGCACAAGAGTTCAAGATAGAATTATTTCATTAGATGTCCCTGATGTTGTAAGATTATATGGTGTGTTTGAATCAAATGATTCAAGTGATCCAACTCCACCACAAATGACTGCTGGTTCATTAGATGGTCCAAATAATGATACTGGAGATTTAATTATAGGAGAAAATGTAACTGGTGCAATTAGTAATGCAAATGCTGTAGTTATTACTAAGTTGAATACAAATGATATTGAATTTGTTTATACAACTAATAATACTTTTAGAGAAAATGAAGTAATTCAATTTTCTGAGTCTGGAATCAATGGTATTGCCTCTAATATTACAAGAGGAAGTAAAAATGTAACACAGGACTTTGCTCTTGATGGTGGATATGCACAATCAATTTATGATGTTGCAAAACTTGTAAGAAAACCAGAAAGACCTGTGCCTAATAGAAAACTTAAGGCATATTATCTTTCAGCTTCATATAATTCATCAGATGTAGGTGATATTACCACTGTAGAATCATACTCTGATTTTGATTATGGATTTGAAATACCAATCACTGAAAATGTAAGACACAGTGATTTGGTTGATTGTAGACCTAGAGTTTCTAATGTTTCAAATGCAGAGGGTTCAAGATCTCCTTTAGAATTTTTTGGAAGACAATTTGATGGAGATCAGCACTCAAGCAAAGATGTCATAGCTAATGATGAATCAATTACTGTTGACTACTCATATTATCTACCAAGAATTGATGCAATTTATTTAAATCCTCAAGGCAAATTCTCAGTGTCAACTGGGGCACCAAATGATAATCCAACACCTCCAAGTGCTATCCCAAATGCAATTGAAATTTGCTCAATTAGTTTACCAGCATATCTGTTCACCACTGAACAAGCAAAAGTAAGATCAGTTACATATAAGAGATATCAGATGTCTGATATCAGTAGATTAGAATCAAGAATTAGAAGTTTAGAATATTACACTTCATTAAGTGGACTTGAAACTCTTGCAGTTGATGCATTTGTTGCTGATGAAAATGGTTTAAACAGATTTAAAAATGGAGTTTTTGTTGATGGATTTTCTGACATCTTAGGTCAGGATTATTCACTTAGAATTAGAAATAGTATTGATCGCACTAGAGGAATTTTAAGACCAGCACATTATTGTACAGCATTAACTCTTGAAGTCGCTACTGATGCAGTCACTGGTATTGGAACAACTTCAACTGCAACTGATAAAAGATATGCTAGTATACTTGGAAATAATATAAAGAGAAATGTGAAGCAAGATGGAGATCCATCTACAGTCATCACTCTTGATTATGAAGAACAGAATTTTATTGAGCAGAAATTTGCAACAAGAACTGAAAGTGTAACTCCTTTCTTAGTCACTTTTTATGAGGGGAATATAGCTCTTGATCCAACTGCTGATATTTGGATTGACACCACTCAATTAGAAGTAAGAGCAGTTGATATGATGGGATCACTTGAAGCAGTTGCTGCTGCTCTTAGAGTTGATTTATCTGGACCAGATGGAGAAAGATCTGGATCATCTGAAGCTATTTGGGAAGATTGGGAAGATGTTGGAGGTCCTTTTGAAAGACGTGAATCAAG